ACGCAGCGGGACTACCCGCGGCCGTACTACCTGCAGCTCGGCTACAACAAGCTCTGGGCGCTGAAGTACCTGAAGCGGCCGAACGCGCCGGCGTTCCTGACGATGGACGTAGGCCACGCGCCGGAGTTTCCGTGCCGCGGCATCTACCGCAACGACGACGTGCTGCGCTTCTGGAAGGACGGCGACTTCGTCTGGGCGCCAGTCGGCATCACGGCGAAGAACTGCGCCCGACTCGACAACTGGGAGCTGCCGGCATGATGTATCCGTGCGGCAACGGCGCGTGGGCAAGCGGCGCCGCCATTTTTACGCACGTGCTGCTGGACTATCCAGAAGCAGGCTGGGTAACAATCCGGCACGACGACGGCCGCCGGGAATGGATGTGGATGGTGTGCGCTTGAGCTCGGCGCGCAACAAGTACGTGACCCCGAACCGCAAGGTGACGTGGGACAAGCGCGCCACCTACCCGCTGTGGTACGTGCCCGAGATGCCGCTTAAGCTGCTGCGCTACCGGGATCTCGAAGAGAAAGACCCGCTCGGCCGCGACTGGCGCAACGCGCTGCTCGAGGACATCAAAGCCCGCGGCATGCAATGCCCGCTGCTGGTGGCGAACCACCAGCTGATGAAGAACGACGGCGGCTCGTACCTCTATCCGGATCTCGCGATGGTGGTGAACAAGCCCTACCATCTGCGCGTCGGCCGCAACCGCCGCTGGGCGCTCGAGAAGCTCGGCTGGAAGACGGCGCCCTGCGTCGTCTCTGGCACGGTCTCTGGCCTCGACTGCGCTTCGGAGCAGATCACGACGCCGGAGCGGCTCGGCGAAATATGGACGGACGGACATATATCGGTCGACCGGGACATGGTGCACGTCTATTCAAAATGCGACCCTTCCGCCTACGCGTTCCCATGCATCTAGGGGCGCGCTACGGACGCCTGGTGGTTCGTGCTGCTGCGGGCAAGACTGCCGCGCGCAAACTTCGCTGGCTGTGCACCTGCGACTGCGGGAAGGAAACTGTAACTGTCGGCTCACGGCTGCGCAGCGGGCACACAAAGTCGTGCGGCTGCCTATCCGTAGAACTCGCCGCGGAGCGCGGCAGATGCATGGCTGGTTCAGGCGCCCTGTTGCGAGCGGTAACGCACCACGGCGGCGCGCACACCTACACGTACCAATCCTGGGCAGGAATGCGTGCCCGATGTTTGCGCCCAGTAACGAACCGCTATGAGAACTACGGCGGGCGTGGCATAACTATTTGCGACCGCTGGAACGACTTCGCCAACTTTCTGACCGACATGGGCGTCCGCCCGCCCGGCAAGACGCTCGACCGCATCGACAACGACGGCCATTACGAGCCGTCTAACTGTCGCTGGGCCACGCCCAAAGAGCAGGCAGCGAATAAGCGAGCGTCCATCTGATGCGAGTCGCAGTAGCCGACTACGGGCTGGGCAACGCGCGCAAGCTGCTGTACGTGTCAGCGATCGAGAAAGCGCTGCGCGAAGCCGGCCACGACATCCAAAAGCATCCAATTGGCACGCTGCCGCCCAAGGGCGTCGACTTTGCCGTTTTCTGGGGGATGAAGACAGCCCCCGTGCCCGCGCTGCGCGAAGCGCGCATTCCGTTCATCGTGAGCGAGATGCCGTACTTCGGCGGCCGGCAAGCTACAGCCAGCCTCGGCTGGAACCATCTCGCGCGCCACGCGCTCCGCCCGCCGCCCGGCGCCAAGCCGCGGCCGCAGCCGGAGATCAAGCCGTGGAAAAGCGACAACACAGGCAAGGTCATGGTGCTCGGCCAAGTGCCCCGCGACTACGCGGTGCGCAACATCAACATGACGGTGTGGGCCAATGACACGATCGAGGCCGCGCGGAAGACCTGGGGCAGGGAAGTGGTGTTCCGCCCACATCCGGCGACGGCACGCAACATGGGCCACGGCTTTTCAATACCGCCGCTACACGCCGCACTTGCCGCCCATCACGTATGGCTGGCTGTCACATACAACTCTTCATCGGCAGTTGAGTGCGCAGCATCCGGGATTCCGACCGTGGCGCTCGACGACGCCTCGATGGCTTTCGAGGTTGCGTCGCACTCAATCGGAGAACGAAAGATGCCGAACCGAGAACAGTGGGCTCACTGGCTGTCCTATGCCCAGTGGAGCCACGAAGAGTTCTCAGACGGCACCGCCCTGTCCCATATCATGAAGGCGTTCCCGGAGGCTGAGGCAGATGCCCGCGGCTACTAGGGAACGTTACTTCACAGGGCGCCCCTGCAAGCGGGGACACATCGCCGAACGAACTGTTGAAGACTGCATCTGCACGGAGTGCCGGAGAGAAGATAGCCGCGCCAGGCACAGCAAAGACCCGCAGGCCGCGCGAGATAGAGTGGCCGCGTGGCGCTTAGCTAACCCGGAAAAGGCCCGAGCAAAAGGCCGGGCTACGCAGCGTCGACGAAAGATGGCTGCCGTTCAGCGCATGCCGGCGTGGGCGGACTTGGCTAGTATCGAGTTTTTCTACGAATGCTGCCCAAGTGGCTGCCACGTAGATCACGTCTTGCCGCTTCGGGGCAAGACCGTAAGCGGGCTTCACGTCGCAGAGAATTTGCAATGGCTGCCGGCGCTAGAAAATCAGCGCAAGGGCAACAGGGTCTGATGCAGAACAATACTGAAAAAGCCCCGCCCGCAGCCGGTGCCGACGTGTCCCTCCCCACGAAGGATACCGCGCCTGCGGTGCGGGCACCTAACGGCACGTTCGTAGCTGGCCGCTCTGGCAACCCGAAGGGGCGCGAGGTCGGCAGCAAGAACTACGTCACGAAGGAGCGCCTAGCGCTCGAGGGCGCCATCCGCGCCTACATCGGCAACGCGAATCTGCGGCCGAAGCTGATCAAAGCCGTCGATCGGCTGATCGACATCGCCGGGGAGAGCCCGGACGAGAAAGTAGCCGTCAACGCCATGAAAGTGCTGTTCGACAAGATCCTGAGCAGCGCGAAGCAGGACGAGGACGGCAGCATCAAAGAAGCCCCCGAAGTCCGCATCATCATCGAAAACGCAACAGCGCGCGTAGCCCCCAAAGTCATCGACGCTGAATTCACCGAGGAAGCACCACAATGAGCCTGGAATCAAGACAATCGACAGACGCAGTGAATTCGGCCGGCGAAGGCACGAAGCCGCTGTCAGAGAATCAGCCTGACGTGTTGAAGGCAAGCTCGCTGCAAGACGGCGGCGCCAGCAACAAGGGCAAGAAAGAGCCGTCAGGCCCGCAGTCGTGAAAGGCCAAGAGCACCCCGGCAACCAGCCGAACCCGCTCCCGATGAAGGTCCGCGAGGACGGCTATCGGAACAAGAGCGAGGAGCTGTACTCAGCTCAGGAGACGGGCGCCGGCAATGTCGACGGCCTGTCCCAGTTCTGCCACGACCCCTCGCCGGCAGGCGAGCTGCCCTTCGGAGGCTAGCATGGCCGGCAAGAACCCGTTCAGCTCGCTCGACGCTGCTACGCGCGTAGGCGCCCGCAACAACGTCATCGACCGCACGGTCGAAGAGATCGAGCGCGGCACCCCGCCGCCCCCGCCCCCGCCCCCGCGGGCGGAAGCTGACGCGGGCCGCGCACGCCGCGTCCGCCCCGCCCCCGCTCCGAAGAAGGCAGATCCGCCTGCTGCCGGCCCGAAGAAGGCCACGCGCAGCCCTGACGTGTTCGATGCCATCGGCTACATCCGGCGCTTGGCCGGCGCTCAATCCAACCCCGGTAACAAGTAGGAACCGCACACATGGGCATGTCTGCTCTCACACGCGCTCAATTTCAGGATCTCTTCGACGTCTTCGTCGGTGACGCCACGGTAAATCCGGCGACGGTTGCCGCCAACGTGCTCGTCGCGACGAACGTGACGGTCACGGGCGTGGCTTTGGGCGACATCGTCCTGGCCGGCCCCGGCGTCGACCTGTCGACGGTCAACTGGTCAGCGCACGTATCGGCGGCGAACACGGTCACAGTCGTGATCGACAACGCCTCGGCCGATCACATCGACATCGGCTCGAGCACCTGGACGTTTGTCGTTCTGCGCCCGAAGGCGAAGATCACGTCGTTCTAGTGTGAGCTCGGCCAAGCACTACGCTGGGCCGCGCTTCGTCTACTTTCGGCCTCACCGCTGGGTGCAGTGTTACTGCGCCCGAGCGGCGAGCTGGACCTTCCGCAACCTGTACGGCACGCTCTACGGGCAGCCGTACGAGGCGCCTGATCAGCAGTCCCTCGAGGACTTGCTGAGGTTCCAGACCAGCGGCTCCTACGTCAGCTGGTTCATTCGGGAGCCGCTCGCGCGCTTCATCAGCGTCTACCGGCGCTTCGCGGCGCCAGTCGACTACCAGCGGCCCATGTCGCCTGAGATGCGAGATGCGAACCGCGACGGCAAGCTCTTCAGCAGCATCGACGTATTCGCCGATCGCGCGCTGAACAGCTTCCCGCGCGACAAGCACATCGCCGTGCAGGAAGGCACCTTCGGCGCCATACCGGACTTCTGGGCACCGCTCGAGCATCCGAAGACCTGGCTGCTGCTCAGGGAGCGAGTTCGGGGGCTGCCCGAGCAGATGCCGCAGGACAACGCGGCGCCGCAGCGAGAGATCACGCTTTCTGACAGCACGCGCGAGATGCTCGCCAAGTTCTACTGGCCGGACACCGCGCTGCACGATCGACTCTGGAGGGAGATTGACAGAGCTTAAGTTCGGGCTGCACGAGGCGCAGCAGGAGATCCACAACAATCCTGCCCGCTTCAAGATCGTGCCTGCCGGCCGCCGCTTCGGCAAGACGACGTATGCAGTCATCAAGTCGATCATCGACGGGCTGCGCACGCACAACGACTACGGCGACGAGCTGGATGACACCAGCGAAGTCATCTACGTCGGCGTGACGCTCGAGCAGGCCCGCCGGAACGCCTGGAACCTGTTCAAGAAGCTGGCGAAGCCGGTTGTCGGCATCGACAGCACTGGTCGCCCGATGATCCACGAGAATACGTCGGTCATCACGCTGGTGAACGGTGTCCGCATCCGACTGCTCGGCATGGACAATCCCGACAGCGCCCGCGGTATGAAGCTGCGCTCTGCCACGCTCGACGAGTATGCGCAGATGCCGGAGATGGCCTGGAGCGAGATCATCCGCCCGGCGCTCATGGACTGCCGCGGCTGGGCGCTCTTCATCGGCACGCCGAAGGGGCGCAACCACTTCTACAAGCTCTACGAGTCCGCAAGGCTCGGAGAACTAGGCCCAGACTGGGCCGTCTTCAACTTCCCCTCGCTGCGCAACACGTTCCTGTCGAAGGACGAGCTAGTAGCTGCAGCTGAGGAGCTTACGCGGGGCAGCCCGCACCTGCAGCGGCAGGAGATCCAGGCGAGCTTTGTCGAGCCTGGCGGCGACATCTTCACGCCGAATATGTTTCCGATCAGGCGGGAAGAGCCGTCCGAAGGCGACTACTTCATCGCCGTCGACCTGGCCGGCTTTGGAACGGAGCCCGGCCGCAAGAATTCCGACGTGAAGATCCGCGACGAGCACGCCATCGCAGTCGTGAAGGTCTTCCCAATGAACGACGGCAACAGCCGTCTCATGTCCTACGGCTGGTGGATCAAAGAGATCATGCACGGCCAGTGGGACGTACGCACCACAGCGTTCAACATCATGAACGCAGCGCATCGGCACCAGTGCCGCAGCGTGGGGATCGAGAAGGGCGCCCTGAAGAACGCAGTCAGCGGCTACCTCGACGACTACACGCGTGAGTACAACATGCCGCTGCAGATCACTGAGCTGCTGCACAACAACCGCAGCAAGCACGATCGCATTCGCTGGGCTCTCGAGGGCCGCTGTGCCAAAGGCCGCGTCTTCCTCGCCCCCGGCGAGTGGAACGAAGTGCTGATCGAGCAAGCCTGCGGCTTCCCCTCGCGGCTGGTGCATGACGACTTGCTGGACGCCGTAGCCTACATCGACCAGATGGCAGAGAACGTGCACTACGACCTCGACTACGTCGAGTCGATCCGTGCCGAGCCAATGGACGAAATAGCGGGGTACTAGTGAACATCTGGGCGGCTGCCGCTATCGCTTTCTCGCTAGGGCTGCCGTCAGCGTGGGCCTGGGGCGCCTGGGCCATAGCCGTCCAAGAGCGCAAGGCCGTAGCGGCCGCAGCCTGGGACATCGTCATCTGCGCCGGAGGCACTGTCGGACCTCTGCTGCTCTGGGCAGCCGCAGCGCAAGACTGGCGCGTACTGGTGAGCGGGGCTCTAGGCAACGTGCTCGGCACGTACTTCGTGGTCAAGCTGCGTGAGTAGCGACCCGCAGGCCCAGCGGCTTTACGACTTCGAGAACTCATTCATGCGCGCCGCGCTCCAAGCGCGCTGCACGCTGAAGCAGCTGCAGAAGCTCGCAGACAAGGCATGCCGCCGCTGGCGGGTGCCGACGACCAAGGTCGTCTTCGCGCAGGGTCCGTACTGGTACGGCATGTACTACGAGGACTTCAACCGGATCTGCCTGTACGACGCGCCAAAGCGCCGCCGGATAGGGCACGGCCGCAACATGCACGTCTTGCTGCACGAGGTCGGGCATCACATCGACGCCTGCCTGTACGAGTCTGAGGAGTCGCACGGGCCGGTCTTCGCGGCAATCATCTTGGATCTGTACGACCACTACGGCGTGCTGCCAGAGATAGCATTCAGACAGCTCGCCGCGGCATACAACATAAAGATCGCGAACCTTAAAGAGGCTTGATGGTCGACAGCATCGTCATTGAAAAGCAGCGGCTCTCCAAGCCCGAAGAGACAGCATCCCCGGATGCCGAGCTCGTAAGCTGGGTCATGGGGAACGTGGTGCGTAACCGCACCGCGCGCGACACTGCTTTCAAACAGCGCTGGGACGAGTACTACCGCATCTGGCGCGGCAAGTGGTCGCCAGAATCTCGCTCCCGCAAGAGCGAGCGCAGCAAGCTCGTCGCCCCGGCGACGCAGATGGCTGTCGACGTGATGCTGGCCGAGATCCTCGAGGCAGTGCTGAGCCGCGAACAGTGGTTCGACGTGCCGGACGACCTCGACGACAAGCAGAAGGAAGACGCAGTCCTCGCCCGCGACCGCTTGCGGGAAGATCTGTACAAGGACGGCATCGTCAAGACGCTGGCCGAGATCCTGACGAACGGCGCCCTGTACGGGCAGCTCAACGCCAAGATCGTGACCGAGGTCATTCAGGAAGCGGTGCCAATCCGCATCCCCGCCAAGAACGGCAAGCCGGCGCGCACCGTGCGCGGCTACAAGGACCGAGTCGCCGTCTACCCGGTGCCGGTCGAGCCCGGCCAGATGGTCTGGGACATGAGTGGCCCGACCGACGTCGACCGCATGCTGGGCGTAGCCCACGAGTTCCGCATGCCGCTGCACCTGATCAAGCAGCGTCAGGCTGACGGCGTGTTCCGCAAGGACGCTATCGTCGGTCCGAGCTCCGACGAGAAGAGCACGCAGGACCGCGGCGAGCTCGACAATCCGATGAATCAGGAGGACGCGGCCTTCATCACAGAGTGGCACGGGCTAGTCCCGAAGCGCGCTCTGGCGAAGTTCCGCTCCGGCGGCGACGAGCTCGCACTCGAGATCATCGGCCAGTCCGATCAGGACGAGATGGTCGAAGCTGTCGTCACGATCGCCAACGAAGGTCAGCTGCTGCGCGCCATGCCGAACCCCTCGGTCATGGACGACAGGGCCATGATCTCCGAGCAGTTCGACACGGTGCCCAACCGTTTCATGGGCCGCGGTGTCGTCGAGAAAGCCTACAATTCGCAGAAGGGTCTGGACATGGAGCACCGCGCTCGCGCGGATGCCCTGGCCTGGATCAACAACCCGATGCTCGCGGCCGACTTGAATCGGCTGCCGCCCAAGCAGGACTTGAACGTCTGGCCGGGCAAGGTCTTCGGCACTCGCGGCGACCCCCGCGAGATTCTCACCGAGTTCCGCTTCGGTGATGTGAACGCCTCGACGTTCCAGCAGACTCAAGAGTACGAGCGCATGGTCTCGCAATCGACCGGCGCTATGGACCCGGCGAGTCTGCGGGGCGGCGTTCGGGATGAGTCTGCGATGGGCAGCGGCATTGCAGCTTCTGGAATGATCAAGCGCTCCAAGCGCACGATGTTCCATGTCGAAGAGTTCTTGACGCGACTGCTGCGCCGGATTCTGTGGCGGAAGATGCAGTTCGACCCGGATCGCTATCCGCAGGACTACGACTTCCGCGTGAAGGGCACCATCGGCATCATCGCCCGCGAAGTCGAGCTGGCTCAGATGACGCAGATGCTGCAGTTCCTGCCGGAAGGCAGCGGTCCGCAACTGCTGATCGTCAAGAGCATTTTCGAGAACAGCAGCTCCGCCCACAAGGGCGAGATGGTCGCTGCGATCGACGCGATGCTCAAGCCAGACCCGGCCGCGCAGCAGGCGCAGCAGCTGCAGCAGCAGCTCATCATGGCCGAGGCGCAGGCCAAGGTCAGCAAGCTGCAGGCCGAGACGGCGAAGATCATGGCCGATGCCGGCGTAGCCGGCGCCGACAAGATGCTCAAGCAAGTGCAAGCGCAGATCGAGATTGACTCTGCGAAGCTCGAGCGCATCCGCATGATGATCGACCAGCAAGAGGTCGGCGTGCAGATCCGCCAGACGCAGCAGCAGGACCGCAAGCTCGATCTGGAAGAGGCGAAGCTGAGAATAGCGGCTAGGAAGCCGGCGGCATAGGTTGTGGGCGCCAACCTGGTCGAAGCTCTTATGGCGCGCCTCGCTGCGGACAGAGCGGCGTACGCCCGCACAAACACCACCATAGGAACGTCTGCTCAGGAGCCGCAGCTGGGCAGGCTGGTTGATACGGCGCCGATTAGAGTCGGAGGCCGCGGGGATTGGGAGCGGCGTAACGCCGAGGCATCGAACATAAACATGCTCGGCGCGATAAGCCCTGCCAGTAACGTCGTGTCGATTGCTAGCGCCGCCGCAAAGCGCACAGCTACGTCTGCGGAGCAGCTCACGAATGTGCGCGCCGCACAGGCCAGCTTTATCAAGAAGCTGGAAGAAGCCTTCGACGCAGAGGACGCCGCCTACAAGATGCTGGACGAGGCGGGCGTGACTATCGACACGGCCCGTAAGCTCCACAGCGCGAGCGCTGCAGAGCAGGCGCTAGCGCTTGGCGGCAAGAAAGTAAGCGAGCCTGCCATGCGGGCTTATCAGAAGATACTCGACGCGCGCGCCGAGCAGACGACGTACCAGAAGCTCGTCACGTTTCTGACGAGGCACGCAGGCTCGCTCGAGGGGCGAGCCAACAAATAGGTGTTGTTCTAAGGAGAGGGAGATGCTGACGGATGAGGAGGGGAGCTACTTCAGGGACATGGAATCCCTGTTCAGCCATCCAGGCTGGGTACGGCTCATTCAGGAGCTGAACACGTCGATCGACGGCATGGATGCCGACGCTTTCTGGACGGTACGCAACTTTGACCAGCTCATGGTCCTGCGCGCCAAGCTAGAGGAGCGTAAGCGCCTGCGGGACTACCCGCAGATCATCGAGCGGCTCAAGGAAGACACGATCGCACACCGCGTGAACATGCTGCGCGAGCTGGACGACGCGGAAGGGTCGCTGCAATGAGCGGAGACAAGCTACTGCTTTTCGACTGGTACTGCGAGTGCTGCAACAAAACCCACGAGGCGTTGGAGTACTCGAGCAAGAAGATCAGAACGTGCCCGAACTGTCAGGCACCGGATGCGAAGCGACAACTGTCAACGCCGCGCTTCGATATCCGTATGG